GTTCCCTTCACACCGAGGTCCACGAACTTCCAATAATCGTTGGCCTTGATAGCCACGACAAAGGAGGAATCGGTCAGCGTGATGGGTTCAACGGTTATACTTTGGGCAAGGGAATTGCTGGCAATGGCGTTGGCGTTTGCGAGGTTCTGCTTGGCGAGCCTGACCACCCCCTCCAGCCACTTGGTGACCAATGCGTAGGACTTGTTCTCAATCGCTCCATCCGCAAGGCCGACCCCGAAATCGGCCAAGGCCTCCTTCTGCAAGTCGGTCAGTTTCTTCCCTGACCCACCGACGAATACATCAAACTCCATGCTGGTAAATGTCCAGCCTCGCAAATTGTGTCCTATCGCCTCCGCATCCGCTCCGCCTCTTGCCTTTCGGCTTCCAAGATGTCGTGTATCAGCAGGGCGTAGTTCAGGAACTCCACCGCTTTCATTGCGAAGATGGCATCAAATTTCAGTACATCCTTGTTCGCCATCCGCCATACCACCATCAGCCAACCGTAGCCAGCGAGCGGGTTGGTTACTGGCCCTGCATCCCCTTCGTCAGGTGCTTGGAATAGTCGCTCAAAACTTTCAAGTAACTTTCGGAACTTAACAAAAAAAAACTGACCACCCCCCAAACATCGCCAATCTTAGCGTGGGCTTTAAGCAGTTCGGCCCGCTCTTGATGGGATGCCCCGTCGTACTTCTTCGGGAAGTAACCCAGGAACCCGCCCTCCCTGCAAAGGGTCGCCATGATGCGGTGCAAGTTTTGGACCAACTTCTTTTCGTCAGTCGTGTCCGTGTCCATCAGGTCTATCAGTTGGCCCGCCGTGAGTTCGTCCGTGAACACCGTGGGAATCCACCATTTGCCGCCCGCTTTGAACCTGCGACGATAGGCCAAGGCAGGCAGTTCGTTCCACTCTGCTATGATGGTCTTATATCGTTTGGTTAACCCCTTGGCGGGCATTTCTCGGACGAGTGATACATCCACCCCCTCCACTATCGCCACGACTCCTGCACGCTTGTCGTAATCGGTCAGCACAAGCGAGAACTCCAGCGCAGCGATGCGTTGGAATTGGTCGATGGTGAGGTCTTGGAGTTTCATAGTTTCGGTCTTGCGTTGCAATGTACGGAAGGAACCACGACCATCGGCAAGCCGTGCAGAAGGGCAAGGTTTGTCAGCACGCTTTGGTCGTGCCTGTGGTCAATGAAGGATGGATGATTCGGGTATTCGCTGGGGTCATCGTTCACGACCCTATCAACCGCAAGCCATTTGGACCACTCTTGCATCAAGGCGATATTGGCATCGGTCTTGCGCAATCCCAAGAACCCCGCCTCTAACTGCATCGGCCCCTCGTTGAAGAACTGCAAGCAGTCCATCAAGGCGTAACAATCGCCCTTGGTGTAGGAGATGTGGTTGTGGAAGTTTTGGTGCAGGAGGATGGGGTTGTCGGTCAGCCACCGCTTTGCAAAGTCAAAGCACTCGTCCGTGTGGACATCTTGGGCATCAAGGTATAGCAGGGCTTCGTCGTCCTGCAAATCCAGCAGAGCGTCCAAGATGATTTTCGGCTTCCACCTCCACCAATCGTTGCCCCTACCTGGTCGTTTCTCATCCGTAACCGTTGTAACGGGAAAGGGATAGTACATTCCTTGCTCCCTTGCGGCGGGCCAATATTCGGCGGTTGCGTAATTGATGCCGACCAAGTGCATGGCTAAAACCCGTGGGAGTTGGCGAAGGCGTGGTTAAATGCACCCGCCTGCATGGGGATGCCGACAAAGTGCTGCGAGTATGCCCTTTCAAGGACATGACCCACATAGGTCAATTCGGTCAAGCCTTTGGTGATGCAGTCAAGTGCTAATTGCAAATGGGCCTCGTTCCAAACGAGCGTGTAGTTGGAAGTCACGGGAACTGAATCGGCCCGAAACTCGCTCACACCTTTGCCCGTCAAGGTCTTGATGTGTGGCTCGTAGTTGTGGCCGCATTGCCAATAAGGAACGGTGTCCACGGGGATTTGAAAGTACCCGCATTGAGGCAGTTGGCGAAATTGGCCTTGGTTGTAGGTGATGTCGTATTCAAAGAGGTTCACGATGTCCCCCTTTTGAATGTAACCGTTGCGAGCCAAGGCATACCATCCCGTCCAAGCAACCAAGTTGCGGTGATGCTCGATATTGTCGGGTAGGTCCCGTGCAATGATTAGACCTGGTATGGATGCGATGCTTGAAAAGTCCCGTGGGCCAAGCATGACCCAGCGCAAGTCGTCAAATAGGTCAAAGCGTCCCCCATTGATGCAGTCCTTGACGACATCGGCATCGTGGCAGAAAATAAAGGTTTTCGGGGTCATAGTTTCTTGATGATGGTCAGCATTTGCCGTCCCCTTCCGTCCCAACTGCTACGGTGTTCGTGTGGTTCCAACTGACCCAACAGGTTGAGGATGGTCAGCAGTTCGGCATCGTGAATCATCATCGTGCCGCCTTTGAGTAGCCGCTCGTTGAATAGCCGCACCATTTCGGGTATCATCCCGTCGCCGTGGTCGGAATCGTGGAAGATGAACTCAAAGTACCGCTGCTCGTTGAGGGATTCGCTGGATGGGGCGTTGTTCCACTCCACCTTGTAATCTTTCAGCAGGGCTTTGCGTTTGTCCACGACGCTGGTATCGGTGTCGTACACGACGACTTCAAGGCCCGCCATCGCAATGGCAAGGGTTGAGTGTCCAAGGTAACTACCGAGTTCCAAGGCCCGTCCCTTTGCGTGGTTCTTGGCGGTGTTGTGGATTTCAAGGATGTGGGTCAAATCGGTTGTGTAAATGTGGCCGTAGTCCAAGCCTTTTAGGATTTCTTCGGGTTTCTGCTTCATGGTTAGAATGTGATGACGAATTTGCTTGCGTCGGGCCAACCTGGGTTGGGGTCAAAGACAACGGTGTTGGGTTTCTTTCCAATCCAATGCTCCCCTTGGTAGCGGTGTTCTCGGAGGGGTTCACCGAGTTCCCGCACATGGCTTGACTTGGCCCACCAAAAGTTGCCTGCGAAATATGGGTAACCGTCGGGGTTGTTGTGGTCAGCGATTTGGGGGAATTGCTCCTTAGTGAGCCAATGGCATCCAACCGCATTCACTTTCTCCAGTTCCGCAAGGCAACGCTCCCAAGCCACGATGTTAAAGAATATCATAGACCTGCACCACATCTGCTTCACAAGCGACGGGTCAGCGGACCCCTTCGTATGCCCGTAGAGGTAGGCGGCATCCTCGGTTTGGGATGCTCGGTACATCTCGGTAAGAGTTGCCTGCTCCCATGCGTTTGTGCGGGTGACCACCACCTTAATCTTTGCCGCCACGAGCGAGTTGTCCAAGATTTCCTTGACGACCTTCCGCTGGTCGGGAGGGCCGACAATGCCGACCCGAATCTCGTCCAACTGTTCTATCAGCCCGTAATTGCACAGGGCCATCATGTGTTGGTGCATGATGAGTTGCCATTGGCCGCCGCCGCCGCAATAAATGTGGTAGTAGTGGATGAGTTTCATTGCATAAGGAGGGTTAAGATGCAGCCTATGAATACCAAGGCCAGCACGACCCGACCGACGGCCAAGGCTAGGTCAAGGATGGATTCAAGGTTCATTTCAATAGGAGGTTCAAGAGTTGGCTGATTCCCAAAGCGAAGAAACCAATGCCCGCTATGATTAACAACCAACCGACAATTCGCCCAACGAAAAGCAGGATATCAATGGATTTTCGGTTCATGGGGGTAAAGTTACACCACCAAGTACTTCCCCGAGTTGCTCACGGCAAGTTTATTCAAGGCCACATATCGCAGGGCGTCGCATGCGTGGTTGTAGGAATCAATCGGCACCCCCGTGTCCTTGCCGTCCTTGTCCGTGGCCCAGGTGTAACTGCGGAGTTCCTTAATCAGGTTGGTGCTATCCTTGGTCACATGAAGGTTGAACCGCTTGACCACATCAATCCCCTGCCTGACGCTATCGGGTCCCTTGCTCGCTGGCTTGATATTGAATCCGAGGCGGTAGATTTCCTCGATGCTCTTGGGCTCTGCTGAATCGGCTACAATCTCCCAAGCCCTTGTGATGCCGAACTCTTTCAGTCGGGTGGCAATATCGGAGTTGGTCAAGCCCCGATGGTAGAGTAACTCATGCACAAACAAGTCGTCCCCCCTGCGGTACACGGCGACCAAGGCCGTCGGGTCCGTGCTGAACCCCCAGTCGAGCCCGTAGGCGACGAATTTCATCGTGGATGGGTCTATACCATCAACCACCGAGAAGTCGCCGTATATCGCACCCTGTAGCGTCCCGACTTGACCGAGGCCGTACACCTTCCACCAGTTGGCCCAATATGCGGATGTTTCGGCTTTGGCTCGGTTTAGTTCAATATCGTTCCGAATCGTATCGGGCAGGGCTTCGTTGTCTTGGTAGGTAAGGATGAGAAACTCTGCATCGGTTTCGGGGAGGACTTCCGTGTGCGCCCAAAATTCATGGGTGGGGTTGAAGTCGATGTATATCTCCTGCGAGGTACGGATGGCTAACTGGTAGTAGGAATCAAAGTCGATATTGTTGGCCTCGTTGATGTATAGCACCTGCCGCCTTGCCCCTCGGAGGCGTGCTTCCGAATCAGCGGAAAAGAACTCAATCGTGGACCCGTTGGCGAAGTTGTACTGCAGGAGGGTTTTGTTCCACCTGTCGGGAACCCAACGATGAGTCCATTGCATAATCTTGGCGAAGTCCTTGATGGCTCCCCTCCGCAGGTGAGGCACGGATTCGGACACCACCGAAATCTCCGACTTGGGATGGCGAGCGGCGTGGTCAATGAGGACCGCAAGGATGCCGAAGGTCTTGGACGCACTTGTCCCGCCTTGGATGACCTTCTTCCGAGCGGTCATCGCCCGAATTTTCTTGATAGCGGTGGTGTACTGGAACATCATTTTGTTGGCGTCAACGAAATGGTTTTGCGGCTATGGCAGGAATCGAACCTGCTGGAGCCGCCCTTACGATACAGCAATTGCCGCATCTGTGCTCCCCTCCCTAACATAGCCGTGTAGTCAGGACAGGACTTGAACCTGTTCTAAGAGAGGTCACTTACCGCTGATGGGACATATACCATCACCCTCTGTACTGCCGTACCGCGTTGCGTCTACCAATTCCGCCACCTGACTGACACAAAGATACGGGCCTTTCGTAAACCCGCACCACTATTCCCCAAAAAGCGGCTGCTCGATGGTTACGCTGGTCTCCTGCTTTTCCACCAAGCCGTTC